AGGAGGCGTTATCGCATCCATTGTGGATGATACGGTACTAGAGCAGGCTCAGAACCTTATCAATGATGGCTCACCTAAGAAGCCTAGCGTCCCAGCAGAAGGTGGCAACCTACTTGCTACCTTGATTGATGTGAAGCGTTCATACTTAAAGCTTGAAGTAGAAGACCAGACCATACTTCGTATGCGCTACCACGAAGGACTTACCTTGCAACAGGTGGCAGGCTTACTAGAGTGTGCAGTATCTACCGCAGATCGTAGATGCACCAGCGCACTACGCAAGGTGCAGAATGGTTTGGGTGGTGACAACCCTTGGCAATGAAAGAGATTGATCTATTCTTGTTCTTACTGGACACCAAGTACCCTGACTTGCAGAAGTCAGAGGGTATCTATGACTCATTCGATTGCATCAGTCGTGACTCATCTGCATACATAGAGCTGAAGTGTCGCAACACTCACTATCCCACGCTACTGATTGAAGAGATGAAGTATCGTAAGCTGATAACGCAGGCAGCAGAACGAGATCTTACCCCGTTCTACATTAACTCGACCCCAGAAGGGGTCTTTTCTTTTGACCTGATGGAAGTGCCAGAGCCTGAATGGTTTAGTCATTGGATGCCAGCGACAACTGAGTTCTCACGTTCTAATAAAGTCAGTAAGTTAGTAGGTTATCTACCAATCGAAGAGGCGGTAAAGCTCTGATGCAGTACGACTATCGTTGCCCTGATTGCAATGGGGAAATAACTATTGAGCGCAGTATCCACGAGGATCCACGTGAACCATCCTGCTTTGATTGCCACGTGACTATGATCCGTAAGTGGGATACACCTGCTATTACCTTCAAGGGTAAAGGCTTTTATTCTACCGACAAGTAGAAACCCCACCAGTTCCCGTTACTGATGGGGTTTTATTGTACTGAGGAAAGGGTTAGGAAACCTCAGCCACATCTACTATGTTTTGTATGATCCACTCTACCACAGGTACTGCAACTGCATTACCTATCTGTCGGTATCTTGTTGAGTCAGCAACTCCTTGTGTCCAATCATCAGGAAAACCCTGCAATCTTTCACACTCTATTGGGGTAAGTCTACGTACTGGTACTTGATCCTTAATAACATAAGGAACTCGTGCGCCACCTGTTCCCCAGTAGGTAGCAACTGTTGGAGAATACTTATCATACAAGCGAGTATCATCTACCCGTGTAGCCTCAAAGATTAGAACAGTAGCTCTTACCTCTGCGGTGTTATCAAAAGCGTTCAATGTTGGACACACTCCGCCCTCAACCCAGGTCTCGTGATCTTCATTCGTCTGTGCTCTCCGCCCCTTGACGTACCACATTCTCAAACACTTCCTGTAACGGATCGGGCAATCGTTTCCCGTTCCGATTGGAACGTTGGAGCACTCCCTCTGCGGCCTTGACTGTTAAATAGTATTTCTGCTGGACTGGTTGAGTCTGCACCACGTCTGCCAACGATGAAGACACGCTTCCTTCGCTGGGGTACTCCGAAGTATTGAGCATCAAGCACCCGCCAGCTGAGAGAATACCCGAGGTCGGCCATCGTCCCGATGACGACTCCAAAATCTTTTCCGTTGTTACTAGATAACAAACCAGGGACGTTTTCGATGATGAAGTATTCTGTTTGCGTTTCTTCCACAAGTCTTGCAATCTCCCAGAATAACCCGCTTCGCTGGCCAACAAGACCAGCCCTCTTGCCAGCAACGCTGAGGTCTTGGCAGGGAAATCCTCCTGTAATAATTCCTTTGCTTGGTGTAAATCCTGCATTGATTAAATCCTCCCCCTTCACTTCTGTAACATCTGTAAATTGTTTTACATCAGGAAAGTGCTGAGCCAATACCTGATTACATCTCTTGTCTATCTCAACCGAGGCTACTACCTTTACTCCTTGTCGTTGCATAGCAAGATCAAAGCCACCGATACCTGCGAACAAACTAACTCCCGTCAGCATTAGTACCAACCTCGTCTGTCTGAATGCCCAAGAGCGCGACACGCACTGCCTCCGTAGCGGTGACTAAGGTATCGTAAGCCGTGAAGGATTTGTAATTCAGGCTCTCCACTACGCTCTCTAAGGAGTTGAGCAATTCCGAAAGCTGAGCTAACTGGTTTGCCCTGAGAGTTTCTTGGGCGAGCAAGGTGGTCGAACCTGGACTCACGGGTCCATAGGGTGACGAGACACTCTCTCTCTTGCCTATCGTATCCGAGTGCTCGTGAGTAACTAATTGCAAGTGCCTTGTTCTCACGCTTTTCCTCCATTGTCGCCTTGGTTCTTTCCTTCATTACTGGTGTATGCAAGATCGTTTGCACCGTTGGCTCGTGTGTGAACGCCCACGCCAAGATTAGTATTGCCGTCAATACCAATCCACTTTTTGCCTTGTAACTCATCTTGTTTCTTCTCCATTTCAAGCAACTGCTTATAGGTGTCAGGGTATAGATGAGCAAGGCGTACTAGCGCACGATCTCTCGCCCTTCTGTAATTGCGATCACGGATAGCTTTGCGAGCAGCCGTCTCCAATCTCCTTTGGGTATCATCAACCATTGAGTTTGTCCTCCCAAACAATCAGGACATAGGCTACCAGCATTACTATAATCACTCCTAATACAAGACTCATACCCGTAACCCTTCCTTAAACGCCTCTAGAATTATGTCTGTTATGTCTATGCTCTGCCCTACCAAGTGAGCGTCCTCCTCATCAGAGTCCCACGCAGAGACCAGCAAGCGAGCCTCATCACGCAGGTTAAGGCGTAGCCATTTGATAGCTTCGAGGTTATCTTCTCCTCCCCACAACCCTCTGCCCTGCTTGTCTACTACCTCGTAGAGCAGGATCAGGTCAGACTTTGGTGGGTGTATGGTGTAGATGTTGATGTCCTCTGGACTCTTTGGGTAGTGCGCCTTAGTAATAAATTGTTTACTCATCACCCTTCTCCTCTGCTATCTCTTTAGCTGCATCATTAACTGTTTTCTCAGGTATCTCCGAGGACAAGGTGATCTTAGACAGGGCTTCGCCTAAAGCCGTTCTCCAATTCGTACCCTCCCCCTGTCCTAGTGGCGTTGGTTCTCCTCCACTAAAGTCAAAGAGCTCTACCTTGTTCCATTTCTTACCTGCTTGTACGACTACTGTAAATACGTGCGTTGTTGTATCCTCAGACATTTGTTATTCCTATTCTGTGTAGTGTTTTAATCATACGATCAATGTTCTTGATCGCCTCACCCGTCTCTCCTGCCTCCAGTTGGGTGAGTGCGACCTTGTTGAGTAATTGTACCTTAGCTAACAGGTAATCTAACGGAGGCTCACCCATACGCAAGGCAGAACTCTCCCTTTCTGCGCAAGTGGGGCAGCAATAGCTCATTTACTTTTCCTTCCCATTTGATAGGCTCGCTCACAGGTTTCACACAGGTTGCGTTCGTTGAGTTCGCTTGCCTCGTAGGTACAGTTTACGCATACTGGATCGTTCATCACTTTCCCTCTCCCTCTATCTGTTCTATTCTGTCTGTTATTAAGTCTAGTAAAATGCAATAGTCTTTTGGATCATCAAAAATAGGATTTTCGATAGCCCTCTCATACTCTTTTCTCAATACCTCTAACTCTCTACTCATCACTTTCTCCCTTTAGGTGGCAAGGACAAGAGCAAGCGTAGGTATCTTGCACACTATCCTCGCATAGTTGGTGTCTATCTTGTACGCAACTGCTATTCATTACTCACCCTCTCCTTCTGTTGGTAATACGCGACCCTTAAAGTCGCTGCTGATTATCTTGATTATGTCCTCGCCAGTAGATAGTTTCTCCCAATCCCACTCTCTCGGATCTCCGTCATAGGTTTCTATCTCTAGTGTTACTAAGTATCTATCCTTCATTTAGTTCTACCTCCTCATCATCTAGTATCAGGGTGACAGTTATGTCATTGATGATCGACTCGTCTATCTTGCCGATCTCGTTCTCAATGTTATTCATACCCTTAACCGCAGCCCGTCCATAAGCCTCATCACTTAGGTTTCCCGTGGTGTCGTCAAGCTCTAGGCATACATTAGTGGTGATCGTTAGGTAATCGGTTACGAAAGTAACGCGGTAGTCGTAGTTCATAGCCCCTCCCCCTCGCATAGTTGCTCGTGCGCCTCTAGCACGAGGTCAGGTACATCATTACTATCAATGAAATCGTCACCCTTAAACCACTCTGTGTGAGTGCCGTACTCTCCTACATAAGTGCGTACTAGGTACTCACCTAGTTGCCACTCATACTTAGTTTCCGTGATCTCCATACTCATTACGCTACCTCTCTCTCGTGTGTGCAACAGGTGTTGCAATTCCCGCAATTACCGCAACGATTATCACGGCTTGATAGATCGTAAGAGTTGGCGCATTTATCGCACTCTCCCTCTCTCTCATCTAGTAGTATCCTTACCTGATCGCAGATCTCATCAGACCCGCAGCTTTGCCAGTACTCTGCCCGCTCTGCCTCTTTAACCGCCTCTAACCATAGATCATCACTTATGGTGACACCCGCCTCGCTATCGAAAGAGGTCTCTGCGAACTCTTTATCCCAAAAGGCTACGAGTAATACATCATCAGGCTTGTAACTCTTTAGCTGCTCTATCAATTCACTTACTTTCATTTACTTTCCCTCTTTCCCGTCCATTAGATCGCATTTAACATCTGGAAATTCGTGCTCTGCCTGACATAGTGAGCACAAGCCGTACCCAATAGAGTCAATAGCCTCTTGTAGTGTCTTAAATTCCATTACTTACCCTCTCCCTCTAGTAATTTAATCGCCAGGTTTAGAGCCTCGGTAGCTTTCGCCCTCTCCTGTTCGATAGTCTCCTTGCTAAAGCGGGGCGCGGTGTTAGCATCAAAAGACTTTTTGATGATGTCTAAATAGTTTATTGCCTCTTTTGTATTCATTGATTAGCCACCTCTCTGATGTGCTCACGCCATAGCTTTATCGCTTGTCGTTTGGTGTATCCGTAATACACGCGGTTGAGGAAATAGTGGTCACTCTCCCCCTCCAGTACACCAGAGATAGACCACGCACCTGACGGAAATAACTTTTCTACTGTCATTTAACTTTCTCCCTTTTTTCTAGTAGAGAGAGGCTCACCCTCTCCCTTTCCTTTTCTGCCTCGGCTAGAGACAGACCACCGCCCACCACCCGACAGGGTGGGCGATAGCCCGCCGCTAGAGCTGAACGCACTCAGACATTAATCCCCAACACCACCCGAAAAACTCAGCTTTTGGAGAGTCAAACCCAACCCACCAGAGGCAAACCGACACCAGAACCAGACCCCAAACCGCCAGAACCGAGACGATCCCGAGGACAAACCAACCGCGAGGCGTGATGTTTTGCATTAGTTCGCCAACCTACGGGAAAGAGTCACGAGTGACTCAATGAGGGTTAGGGCTTTTTCACTGTGTCCGCCTATGTGGTACGAGATCGCCTCATCATCTGCGGGTGTGCCTAGTTCGTAGCGTTTCCAGTCGTAGACAGTTGCAACAGTTGAGCCGAGGCGAACGCCCCACTCAAGCGTTACTTTTCCGCCCTCCTCGTAGGTCATTGGTTCGCCCAATACTGCGGTGAGTTCTGCGCGGGTGGTAACGATCTCCCCGCGTAGGCTTGTTCCGTCTATCTCTTGTGTTCTTTTGAGCATTTCTAACCCTTTCTCTATCTGATCTCATCAGGCGGTGAGTAACACCGCGACCCCTTGCGGGGTTTCGATCTTTAGAGAGGCAACGCTTTCAGGTCGTTAGCCTCTAGCGTTTGCCTAATTCCCTCGGCTCTTGCCTCGGGTGTGCTTTCTGATGTTCCCCACTCTGCGTGAATTATGCCCTCGCAATTTTCGTCACAATAGAGAGAGAAACCCTCATCATTGGCGTAGATGTATGAGGTCTCGCCTGTTTTGACATAGGCGCACATAGTAAAACCGCCCGTCTGGTGAACATCTGCGGGTATTCCGAGGGCGTTAAGCGCCTCGGCTATTTGGCTTGTTCCTTGATTTTCGGAGGCGCTTGCACATTGGCATTGGTAGCAACCGCGACCATTTACAAGATGAGGGTGAGAAACGAAATCGGGACAGGTTGCGGGAATTGTCATTTCTTGCCCTCGATCTCGTCCATACAAACCGAACAGGTTTCGCCCCACGGGAGAACCACACGAGCATTTTGCAGATCTTTTATTTCATTGGCACAGAGTTGGCATTTCATTAGTTGCCCGCCTTTCTTTCTGAATAGTTCGCATAGTGCTTAAACATTTCGCTTTTGTTGGTGCTTGTTTTTGCAGAGTAGAAATCAAAACCGAAAGTTTTGCCGAGTGAATACAAACTCTCATTTTCTTTTTCTTTTGGTAAGTAGCCGAGGTCAATTAGTTTTCTTTGTGCCTCATAAATAAACTGATCTCCGTATCCGTATTGGAAAGGCAAGATCGCAACCTGTCCGCCATTGATCCAAATACGGGCGGAGAAATAAGAGTTCCCGTTTACCTTGTCGAACCACTCTCGGCACTCAACGAACACCGAACGAATTTCTTTTGTGCAATTTGGGCAACCATTGAGAGAAAACATTTCGATTTCCTTTTCATCTTTTGTTTGGAACTCACAATTTAAGCAACCAACTAACTTTGCTGCCTTTGTTTCTATAGTCATTTCTTACCCTTTCGCGGATCGGGTCGGGTTGATCCACTAGGAAAAAGAGTACACGAAAAACGGGTGAGCCTCCCCTATTCGGTGGGTATTTCTTCCCTATTTTGAGCCTGAGTTTCACGAGCTGGATCCAGCTGCGAGGGGTTGCCGAGGTCGTCCAATAGATCGAGCCGAGCGCGAGAGGGCGAGAGTTCGACCATTTCGGGGAGGTTTTCGGGTGGGTAAGTGCCACCGAATTGCCCTCGGTTGGTGGTCGTTGGGTCACCAGGTCGGGGCGAGGTGATCGGGTTGGGTCGGGTCGTTGGGTGGGTTGGGTCGTTGGTTCGGGGTGGTTGGTTGGTCGTTAGAGCGGTTTTTAATTTGTTGGTGTCTGTTGGTTATGGGGGCGCGACCTCGCCAGAGGTAGAGCCGACCCCTCGGCATCTTCTAACCGTACGGTACGGGGAAAGCAGACGGCACAAACGGCAAACGCGGTGCGGTTGCGGTGAGCAGACCCTACGGTGTTAAGTTTAGTGCGTGTGTATAGTATGTACCCACTACAGATATATTTCCTAAAGTGAACCAGATCACTTATTTATGTCCTAGTTTGTACCGTATTTATAGTGACGTTAGTCACATTCTGTAAATACTTTATACCATAGGCAGGAAATGGAGTTTTTTTCCTGCCTTATATACAGTAGGGGCGGTAATTGTGATAGCCCCGTAACCACTCGCTACGTTGGCACTACGCGAGTCCCTAGGACGAGCACCAACTTACCCCTCGCTTCGCTGTGGCTCGCTCGGGAGTTTACCGTATCCGTGGTTGTGCAGAGCACAACTTTTAATCGGGTGTAGTCTATCTATAACCCAATGAGATACTGGAGACCCAATGGCTGAGAACTCAGCAGATATAGCAAAGCGAATCATCTTAGGATGTGTAGCTGAGGGTATGACCATTGAACAAGCCTGCCTATCGGCTGGCAAGTCTATGAAGACATACGAGTACTACCGACGTACCGACAAGATCTTTACAGACAAAGTAGATAGAACTCGCCTTGGACTAAAAGACAAATCCTTCGCCGCAGGCGATGTCCACGACATTACATTCGCCGAGTTTCGCCAACGCTTTCTTAACTCTAAGACCTTCCCCCACCAGCAAAACCTAGTGGATATGATCGAAGGCGTTGAGCCTTCTTGGTTACACCCATCGATGAAGTACGAACCAGGGCTGGCCAATAACCGTATCCTTATTAACATCCCGCCAAACCACGCCAAGTCCATCACAATCACAGTGGACTACGTAACCTGGCAGGTAGCCCGTAATCCTAACTTTAGAGTGCTGATAGTCTCCCAGACTCAACAACTTGCCGCCGACTTTCTCTACGCCATCAAGCAGCGTTTGACTCACCCAATGTATGAGAACCTTCAAAATGCTTATGCTGCTGGCGTAGGGTTTAACTCTAAGTCTGCCTCGTGGCAGGCTACCCGTATTACCTTTGGCGATGAGCTTCGTGAGTCTAGCGAGAAGGACCCGAATATCGAGGCTGTCGGTATCGGTGGTCAGATCTACGGTAAACGTGCCGATATGATTATCGTAGACGATGCTGTGACTCTCAAAAACGCCAATGAGTTTGAACGCCAGATTAAGTGGCTGACACAGGACGTACGTTCTCGTCTGAACCCTACTGGTAAATTGATTATCATTGGTACCCGTGTTTCAGCAGTTGACCTCTACCGTGAACTGCGTAACCCAGATCGCTACCCAGGTGGTCAGGTTCCTTGGAAGTACTTGGCTATGCCAGCGTTACTTGAAACCGATGAAGACCCTGACAAGTGGGTTACCTTATGGCCAGCTAGCGATGCGCCATTTGATGGGCAGCTAGAATCAGATTTAGATGAGAACGGCCTATACCCTCGTTGGAATGGTCGTAACCTTTACAATGAACGTCAAGCTATGGATGCTTCTACCTGGGCGCTGGTTTACCAGCAGCAAGATATCTCAGATGATGCCATCTTTGACCCAGTATGTGTGCGAGGTTCTATTGATGGTATGCGCAAAGCAGGTCGCTTGGTTCCTGGTAACCCAGGCCATCCTCGCGATGTCAACGGCTTTAGTTTTATTTGTGGTCTTGATCCCGCTATGGTTGGTGATACAGCCGCCATTTGCTACGCTATTGATCGGGTTACTCACAAACGCTATATCGTTGATGCTATTAAGATCACTCGCCCAACGCCTGCTCAAATCCGTCAACTAATCTTTGACTGGACTTCACTGTATAGTCCTAGTGAATGGATCGTGGAGAAAAATGCTTTCCAATCATTCCTTACGCAAGATGAGGGAATCCGCGCAAACTTGGCCTCTAGAGGAGTGCTACTGCGGGAACACCATACTGGAAACAACAAGTGGGACTCAGGCTTCGGTGTTGCATCAATGTCAACTTTGTTCGGCACCAAGCAGCACGACGGTAAGCACCACAGAGACAACCTTATTCACTTACCTTCTGACCAAACTGAAAACATTAAGGCGCTCATCGAGCAACTGATTACTTGGTCTCCAACGACCAAGGGTAAAACCGATATGGTAATGGCGTTATGGTTTTGTGAGATCCGCGCCCGTGAGATGCTTAACCAAGGTATCCACGCAACACACCATATGAAAAACCCCTTCCTGTCTCGTTATGAACAGGGCAAGCGAATGGTCGTCAACATTGACGAACTGCTCGCAGAAAAAGATCGCACATTCATCTAAGGAGAAATCTTGTTATCAACTAAAGAGGTCGCAGCGAAGGTAGCACGGCTACAAACACGCTACGCCGCACGTGACCAGAGAATGCGCGATGTGCTCTCTGTACGTCAAGGTGACATCTCCAAGGTATACCCAGCAATGTTTTCAGAGGAATATCCAAAGCCTCTCGTTGCTAACTTCGTAGATGTAGCAGCACGTGACTTAGCAGAGGTAATGTCGCCTCTGCCATCATTTAACTGCGCAGCTACCAATATGGTTTCAGACTCTCAGCGTAAGGCTGCAGATACACGTACACGTATTGCTAACTACTTTGTCTCTTCCTCTGACTTACAGATTCAAATGTATACAGGTGCTGACTGGTTCAACACCTACGGTATGCTCCCAGCGATTGTTGAGATGGACTATGAAACCAATAATCCGAGAATACGTCTGCTTAATCCTTTTGGTACTTATCCTGAAATTGATAGATTTGGCCGTACCCTCTCGATCTCGCAGATAATTGCAACCGATGCTGAGTCATTGGCGATGCAGTACCCAGAGTTCTATGACCAGATTATGCCAAAGAATGTTTATTCACCTGGCTCACCGTATGTATCTTTAGTTCGCTACCACGACAAAGACCAGGACTTAATCTTTATCCCAGAGCGCAAGAACCTAGTTCTATCTAATACACCTAACCCAGTAGGCAAGTGCCTAGCAGGTGTAGCAATGCGTTCATCTATTGATGGCGAAGCTCGTGGACAGTTTGATGATGTTCTATCAGTTCAGCTTGCTCGTGCTCGCTTTGCAGTGTTGCAGATCCAAGCCGCAGAAAAGTCTATCCAAGCACCTATTGCTATCCCACAGGATGTGCAAGAGTTGGCATTGGGACCAGATGCAATTATGCGTTCTGCTAACCCACAAGGTATTCGTCGTGTTCCGCTAGAACTTCCTAATGGTGTCTTCACCGAGTCAGGTGTTCTAGAACGTGAACTACGTACAGGTGCTCGCTACCCTGAGACTCGTTCAGGAAACATTGACGCATCTATCGTTACAGGTCGTGGCGTACAAGCACTACAGGCTGGCTTTGACACACAGATCAAGGCAGCACAAGCACAATTTGCTCGTTTGTTTATGGATCTTGTATCTATGTGTTTTGAAGTAGACGAAAAGATCTTTGGCAATATGACCAAGGAAATCAAGGGCGTTGACGACGGTACTCCATTCAATATGAAGTACGTTCCATCAAAGCAGATTGCTGGTAACTACGGAGTAGATGTCCGTTACGGCATTA